CCCCAATCAATAAATACATCAGGTTTCCGGCGGGACGCTGCGCGAGAACATGGTGCCGATCCCGTTTGCCGGTCCATCGACTGTCCTGTTCCAGCTTTTGGGGCTATTGATCGAGGCCGCGAAAGACATCACCGCGGTCAAGGACGCCATGACCGGTGATGCCCAGGGGAAAAACCAATCCCCGACAACGACCCTGGCGTTGATCGAGCAGGGGATGCAGGTGTTCAGCGCGATCTACAAGCGCATCTTCCGGTCCCTGAAACAGGAGTACCGCAAGCTCTACCGGCTGAACGCCCAGTATCTGGAAGACGGCGTTTACCGGACGTTGCAGGACGAAGAACGCGCCATTGCGCGGGAAGACTACAACCAGACGGACCTTGACGTTCTGCCGGTGGCCGACCCGAGCGTGGTCACCAACATGCAGAAACTGGGCCGGGCCCAGTATCTCGCCGAGTTCAAGGACGACCCGTACTTCAACCCCGTCGAGATCCGCCGCCGACTGATAGAGGCGGCGAACATTGACGACGCGGACGAGCTGCTAGTCGAGGAATTGCCGCCTGACCCGAGGATGGCGGAAGCGGCGGACAAGATGGACATCGCCAAACGTCAGTTGCTGCTGGATGAAATCCGGCTCGAAGGCGACTTGGCGAAGATCGACGCGGAGATCATGAAACTGATCGCCGAGGCCGAAGGGGTCGAGCCGGGCCAACAGATCCAGGCGTATTCCACTTTGATGAAGGCATTAAACGACCGCGCGAAGTTGGCGGTCGATCAAGCGAGGACAGGCGATGTGGAGCGAGGAGGAGTTTCAAGCGTGGAAGGCCAGGCCGGAAACCCAGGCGTTTCTTAAGTGGCTGGGCGAGGCCCGTGAGGTCTTGAAAGACGCGTGGGCCGAAGGGGCTGAGATGAGCCCCAAAAACCACATGAGGGCCGTCGTGTACGGCGAGCTTATCGACTTGAAGTATCGCCGGGACATTCTCGGCGAGGATGAAGAGGAAGAGGATGACGATGACGATGAGCCAGGCAGTAACTGATGCGGTTGTGAACATTGACCCGACTGGCTTTAGCCATTTTCGGGTGGAGGGCACCGTTACCTACAGCGAAGACGCGGTGGTGTTCGACCCCAACGACAGTGTCTCTCCGATGAGACTTATCGGCGCGGTTGATCGGTGGATTTCGATCGCAAGAGAGAAGAGGTGGAAGTTACGCGACCTTGACGGTCGTGTTGCGGACCCAAGTCCCTTTTTGGAGAACGTGATGGTGGGTGGGCTCGGCGATGAAGAATGAGTCCGGGGTAAAGCCCGTTGAGTACAAGGTTCTGGTAAAGCCGGATTCGACCGAGAAGAAGACGGCCGGCGGCGTCTACCTTCCCGATGATACCCACGAGAAGCACAGCCTGGCACAGGTCAAGGGTACGCTTATTGCGATGGGCGGATCAGCGTTCAAGGACTTCGTGGAAGGAGATAGGGCTGCGCTTCAGCCAGGCGCCAGGGTCTACTTCGCGAAATACGAGGGCGTAATGATCGTAGGCGCGGACGGCGTTGATTACCGGCTGTGCAACGACAAGAGCATCGGCGCGGTAGTGACCGATGAGCAGGCCATGCCTGTCATCAAGACGCGCATACCCGTTGCCAAGCAGGTGGCGTAATGACGGACGAAACAGTGATCGAAGAAGAAGTGGCCGATGAGGTGGGGCACGAAGAGAAGCCGACCGAGGGCCGCGTCGAGTCGATAGCATCAGAGATGGGCTGGGCGCCGGAAGACCAGTGGCGCGGCGATCCCGATAAGTGGGTGGACGCCGAGACGTTCATCCGCAACGGCGCCGCGATGCACAAGCGCACCTTGCAACGTCAAGACGGTGAGCTTGCCGACCTTCGAAAGACCCTGGACGAGTTTAAAGGGCACTATCAGCGCGTCGAGGAAACCACATACAAGCGCGCGAAGGCGGAGCTAGAGGCGGAGCGCCAAGCCGCCGCTGCAAAAGGCGACGCGGCGGGCGTTGAACGCATTCAGGGCGAGATTGACGATTTACCCGAGCCGCAAGCGGCCGATCAGCAGGGCCCAGAGAACGACCCGGTTTACCTCGCCTTTAAGGCCGAGAACCAATGGTATGACGACAACTACGAAATGACGGACTACGCGGTTCGGATCGCCCCGATCGTTGCCAACAAAGGGTTCGCGGTGGGCTCTAAAGCGTTCTACGACGAGATCGCACGGGCGACGAAAGAGAAGTTCGATAGGCCCAACCCTCAGCGTCGTCGGCCGAGTTCGGTAGAGGGTGCTGGTGGGACTGCTCGTGCAAAGAAAAACGGTAAGAGCTACGAAGACTTACCCACTGATGCTAAGGCCGCGTGTGATCGTTTCGTCGCACAGGGGATGTTGACCAAGGAAGAGTACGTCAAAGATTATCAGTGGGACGCCTGAAATGACCGAAACATTCCAAGAGTTGCGTACCCGAGCGAAGGCTGCCGGGATTAATACGTTCCAAAAGGGGCGTGCGGCGATCGAAGCAGAGCTAGACGCGCTGTCGTCCCCTCCAGTGCAAGGTCACGCTGAGTCAGCGGCAGCGCACCCGCCACGTGGTGAGCGCGCGCCGGACCGAAAACCGAAGGGTCGCCGCCGCCGGATTCCTATGGGCACACCGGAGCTAAAGCTGACTGCGCCGAAGCGGGACGGCTACCACCGCCATTGGTTTAACGACCACCGCGGTCGGATAAAGAGGGCGGAGAATTCCGACTACACGTTTGTTTACGAAGATCGAGAGAGGGTTAGCCGACTTGTCGGCGTTAAGGACGATGGCTCACCGATGTATGCGTTTCTGATGGAAATTCCCGAGGATCTTTACCGAGAGGACCAGGCGGCGAAACAGGCGCCTATTGATGAGTTTGACCGCCAATTGCGTTCGGCGACCAAACCAAAGGATTCCGACCCCCGCGACGAAGGTCGGTTCTACCGACCCGACGCCTGACGGGGAATTCCCATCAATCGAACGAGCCGTCCTTGAGGCGGCTTTTTTAATGGAGACGGATCATGGCTAACACGGATACTCCGTTCGGCCTCCGTCCGGTGAAACATCGTAACGGTGCGCCTTACAATGCCGCCGTTAACGCCTACTACATCCCCGCGAGCTATGGCACCGCCATGTTCATCGGTGATGCGGTAGTGATCACCGGCACGTCGAACACAGCGGAAGTCGCGGCTCCCGGAGCGGGCAAGTTCCCCGCCGGCACTCTGCCGGAAATCAACCGCGCGACCGTAGGCGATGGCAATGCCATTTCCGGCGTTGTCGTGGGCTTCGCGGCCAACCCCTCGAACCTAGAACAGGTCCACAACCCCGCCAGTACTGAGCGCGTTGCGTATGTGGCGGACGACCCGGACACGGAGTTTGAGATACAGGCGGACGGCACTCTCGCGGCGACGCAGGTGGGCCTGAACGCGGTTCTGATCGACACCCATGCGGGCAGCACGGTCACGGGCCTGTCCGGTACGGAACTCGACACCACGTCGGATGTTCCTGCCGCCGATGCATCGAATCAGCTCACGATTCAGCGCATCAAAAACGTCACGGACAATGAACTGGCGTCAGCCAACGCCATTGCCGTGGTCAAGATCAACAACCACACCGCCGCACACGGCGTGATTGGTATTTAGGGGGAGATTGACCAATGGCAGGCGTCATTACATCCGGCAATCATCCCAAGGCGTTGTGGCCGGGGATCTACCGATGGTTTGGTCGAAAGTACGACGAGCACCAAACCGAATTTACCGATCTGTTCGACATGCAGACCTCCAGCCAGTCCTACGAAGAGGACGTGCTGGTTACCGGCTTCGGTTTGGCTCCGGTCAAGTCCGAGGGCGGGGCGGTTCATTACGACTCCGAGAGTCAGGGGTTCGTGAAGCGCTACACCCACGTTCCGTATGCGATGGGGTACATCGTCACCCACGAGGAGCTTGCGGATAACCTCTACGAGGTTGTTTCGAAGCGACGTTCCGAAGCGTTGGCGTTCTCGTTCCGGCAGACCAAAGAGAATGTCGGGGCGAACGTCTACAATCGGGCATTTAACTCGTCCTTTGTCGGTGGCGACGGGAAGGAGCTTCTCGCAACAGACCACCCGTCGAAGGCGGGGACGTGGTCGAACGAATTGGCGACCCCGGCGGATCTATCGGAGGCGTCGATCGAGGATTTGGTTATCCAGATCCACGGAGCGACCAATGATCGGGGTTTGAAGATCAGTCTTACGCCTAAGTGCCTGATCATCCCGCGTCAGTTGCAGTTCGAGGCACACCGAATTGTGCGTTCAACCTTGCAAAACGATACGGCTAACAACGCCGTTAACGCAATTAGGGCGATGAACATCTTCCCGGACGGGATCAAGATGAATCATTACTTGAACGACCCCGATGCTTACTTCATCCGTACCGGGTGCCCGGCGGGCATGACGTGCTTCGATCGTGAGATCCAAGATTTCACGATGGATAACGATTTTGACACCATGAATGCCAAGGCGAAGAAGTACGAACGGTACGAGTTCGGCTGGACTGATCCTCGCGACCTCTACGGATCGGCGGGTGCTTAACTCAACCTGAAGTGCCGGCGCGGTCCGGCGAATGAGGGGGCGGCTTTCGGGCCGCCCTTTCCTTTTGGGAGTCTCAAATCATGACCATGTCTAACTATCCGAACGGTTTCGCCAACGGGATTTCCCTCCGCGGCGTGCCGATCCAGCAGCTTTACCCCGGCGAAGTGTTCTGGGTGAACAACTCCGGTGTCTTGGCCAAGAACGGTCGAGGTGCATCGGACGGCAATAAGGGGACCTATCAGAGCCCGAAATCCACTATCGCAGGCGCCCTGACCGATGCCGTGGCCTCAAGGGGCGATGTGGTTATCGTCATGCCTGGTCACTCCGAGACGGTGGCCACGGACGGCGGATTGGCCCTCAGCGTCGCGGGAACCGCGGTGATCGGCCTGGGCATGGGGTCGCTGCGCCCAAAGATCGTTCTCGATACTGCCGCCGCTGCTGCGATGACCGTTACCGCGGCCAACGTTACCATGCAGAACTTCGTTTTCGAGGCATCTTTCGCCGATATTACAAACGCCATCGACGTGACGGCGACTTGGTTCTCCCTGCTCGATTGTGAGTTCCAGGAGGAAGGTGCTGACCTCAATTTCCTCGACTACATCGTGGCATCCGGCGCCGACAACACCGCCGATGGCCTGAGGGTCGAGGGCTGTGTCGGAGCATCGGTCGACGCGGGCATGAACTCTCCGCTGCGCACGGTGGGTGACCTCGATCGTCTTGTCATGCGCGACTGCCACTGGAATACCGACCACGCCAATGCGCTGGCGATGATCCAGTGCGCGACGGGCAAGGACCTGACCGACTGTATCGTT